CAGCAGCACCTTTACCCCCACCGCCAGCACCGTCTCGGCTATACCAACCACCACCTACAGAACCGCCGTTATTACCTTGTCCTGCTGTACCAGCACCGCCGCCGCCGTTGTTACCGCCACCACCAGAACCACCGTAACCGCTGCCGCCAGCTCCACCACCAAAAACCGAGACAAGAGACCCGATAGAAGAAGCTCCTCCAGAGGCTTGGGCCGCTGCACCAGCGCCGACTGTAATCGTGTATGTAGTAGAGGCAGCGAGAGCCACCGTGCTGTCAATCATACCACCCGCGCCAGCTCCGCCTACAGAGCCACCGCCACCGCCAGCAACAGCAACATACCTAATAGTAATCGTCTGTGAAATGTTGTTAGGAGTGCCATCAGATAGCACTACCCATCCTTGAGTAGAATCAACGTAAACGAACGTCAATGAGATACGGTTAGTAGAAATTACACCACTAACGGTAACGCCGTTAAGCTTGTTGCCATTGGGGTTTACTGTAAAGTTGTTAGTAGCAAACTTACTAGCGTAATCAAAGAAATTGATCTGCTGTCCAGCGGTAGGAGACGCTGGCAGTGTGGCTATAACAGCACCTGACGTGGTGTTAACTGGGTAAGAAGCGCCTGCTGCGGCATTAAAGTTACCAGTTTGTACCGACTGCTGTACAAGCCCACCAGCTGATACCCAAGCTACCCCGTTAAAGGTTTCTGAGAAGCCTGTGGTCGAGTTATATCCGGTCATACCCGCCGTAGGAGCTCCCGGTCTAGTACCGGTGGTCCACGTAGGTAGGGTAAGCAACGTGCTAATAGCCAAGGTGCTCGTATTGGTCGTACCCGCCAAAGTAGTAGCAGTGCTACTAACAGTGATTCGGTCGCTCGTCGTAACGCCTACGTTACCAACACCTAACCGTACCGTACCGTCCGGAGATGCCGGTTGATACCACGTCATGTTATTGGTGGCGGTGCCGCTTGTACCAATCTGTACTCCGCTGTCAGAAGTTACAGAGCCGCCATTAAGTATGGTGGACGTAAACTTACCAGTAGAAGGTATGTAGAGCAGCTTGGAATTACTGGTGTACTGAGTCCCAACCGTTCCCGTAGTAGCGTTAGCCAGTAGCGGGTAAATAGCTGTAGCAGTCGTAGTATCGTTTACAAGGGCTATACCACCTACAGAATTCCAACCGGGGCTTGCTCCAGAATAACCCTCAAAGGTATTACTCGTAGTGTTGTACCGGATCATACCGGTAGCAGGGCTACCCGGCTGTTCCCCAGAGGTGCCTTTAGGAAGCTGCAAAGCCCCAGTAGATGTGAAGGCTGAATCAGCCGTAGCGGTAAGTACTGTGAAAGTACCAGCTGCCGGGGTAGTACCACCAATAGCAGGGGGGTAAGCCAGCGTGTCCGTAGTAACTGACTTAGCTGCCGGATACGTAAGAAATACGTTTTGCGTTCCAGTACTAAAGTTAACAACCAAATTCCCGTTAGAAGAGGAAAGTATGGTTGTACGTGCTAGCGTTGCCGGGGCGGTAAACGTGCCTACGCCGACTTCCCAGTTGTTACCGTTTTGATCTGCGATAGCGTAGTAGCACTTATTGCCATTGCCTACAGCAGCGTTAAATGATTGGTACCCGGTAACAGCACCTAAAAGCGTAACTGATCCGCTGCCCGGACTGGAGCAGGTTTCAAGTACGCGATCCTTAATGATTAACGCCATTTAAGACCCCCTTAGGAAGTAGCGGTCGTGCTGTAGGTTACGGTAACGGTGTCACCAGCGGTGGTTACTTTAGAGGCGGCAAAATTGCCTTCACTATAAAGAGTACCTGCGGTAGAACTCTGCGTGTTAACAGCACCGGTACCAAGCACCAAGAAGCATCCGTAAATTGTGCCGCCGCCACCGGTAATCAGGTAAGTCACAGCACCAGCAGTAGAAGTGGTTACGTTAGAAGGAGTGGCTCCAGCTGACGTAGCAGACCCAAAGGTAACCGTACCACGTACTGGAGATCCACCGACAGTGTAGTTTGTAAACTCAGCTGACAGGGTGGTAACCAACGTGGTCATCGTGTCCGTAGCTGCTGGAGTCAAACTCTGGTTGGTAAGCCCAAGGAAAGGGCCAGTAACTGAATAGCTGCTTCCGGTAAGAAGTGTATCAAGCATAAGCTGCTTACCAGCGGCTACTACCAGATTGGGGAATTCTTCTTCCCACTTCAGGTTGCCGTCCTTATCGTGGCATACAACATGGTAATGCCCATGAATACCAAGTGGTTCGTTTCCAGCGGTGTACGCTTGCAGAGTAGCCTCAGCATGGTCACCAAAGTTTGAAAGTTCTTTCTGCATAACTACTCCTAAACAAGACGTATGATCGCGTTGAACGCGTTATTGGCTGGAAAGGTTACCCTAAAAAACGAGGTAGCGGTTTTGTCCGAGCCAAAATCTAAAACGCACACGGATGCTCCGGTGCCACTATTGTAAATTAACCCACCCCTACAGGTGAAAGAAGCCGGAGACCAAATAGCATCAGCAAATGAGGTGTAGGCCACATTAGCAAGGGTATCGTAAGAAGTACCGGATAAACTTAACGTTAAACCACCGGCTGTATATCCGGATCCAACCACTTCATTATCCGTAGTGTAGGCCAACGTAGAACTGCTGAGAGAGGCATCAGCCGTATACAAAGCGAGCTTGTAAGTGTTCGAAGAACCTGTAGAAAAATCTTCCAGCCCGTTCAACAGGTTGTAATGGAAGATTGTGGTCTGGCCTTGTACGATCATGGGTTAACCTGCCCAATTCTGGCCTGAACATCACGGTAGGCATCGCCACGCTCAAGACCCGTGCCGAGTCTATTGAGCTGCATAAGCGCTTCTTGGAACTTCTGTTCGTAGTACGAAATAAGGTCTTGTTCCTGCTTTTGGAACAACATGGCTTCCCGCATCGCCCCGTAGAACAAGACGGGGTCATAATTGTCCCCGAGCCAGCTAGTACCCGTAGAGTTAGAAATTCCACCAACGGTTACAGTAAATCCTGACCCTGACGTACCTAGTTCGTCGCAGCTAAGAACATCACCGACTACGTAGAAGTTACCGCCGAAGGAAAGCTCACAAGAGTAAACCTGCTGAGACTGCACTATAATAGTAGCCGTTGCAGATACGCCAGTACCCCCAGTAAGAGGTACGTTCTGATACACCCCGTTCGTGTACGTATTACCCGGCGTGGTGTTAGAGAAACTTGTAATCTGCCCCTGAATTATCGTAGGCGGATAGTAGAAATAGTGCATCTCTACCGTGTAATTTTGATCCGGCGTTGGGGCCATAAGGTACCCAAGCTCATTCGTATTCCCATACTGGGAGCCAAACAAACTGTAGTACCTAGGCATGCCTACTTCGCCGCTCGTAGGGTATGCTTCTCTTAGAAAGTTAACGTCCTTATTTAACAGGTAGTAATACGCACCGTCATTACCGATAACGGCAAAAGAGTACGTAGCCAAGTAATCATCTGGAAGCGACAAATACTTGTTACCTGCGGTAGCTGTCCCAGTTACATTCCTACGAAGCGCCGGAATCTGCACTGAGTTGTAAATGCGAGTCTCAGCCTGCTGCACGAACACAGGAATGTTCGCCAAAAACAGCTGCTCCGCATCCTCAGCATAAGCTTGGATCGTATTGTATAACTGGGAATAGTTCATCTAACTTACGCCATAGGACCACGGCACTTGGTGCCCTTGGTCGCAGCACCTACGCCGCGCATGTCGGTAACGCCGTTCTTATTCTCAGGCGCGTAATTACCTTTGCTGATGCCGCCAACAGAGATGTTCATCTCCGTCATAACTTTGGCACCGGTCTTGTAGGTCATTTTGAAATCAGTACCGTTAGAAGCGTAGGCTTCAGCAGGCTTATTCTCGATAACTCTAGCCATCGTATTACCCCTGATTCTTGGCGCGTGCCAGATTACGGCCCATTTTCTTCATAGCAATAGAAGTAACCCCACCTTTCTTGAAAGGCAGTTTGGTTTTCTTACCACCATGAAGCTGCTTATCGTGAGCGCCAATGGCTGACTTAATAAGCTTCTTGTCTTCTTTAATATCACTGTGCTTAGCCATATGGCCTCCTAACTCGTAGTAATCGTCACTGTACCCACTTGGCTCTTACCAATCAAGTTGTTTGGAGTCAAGTCTGAATCAAACCCTCTAGCACCGCCAACGGGATTCCATCCCCATTGAATAACCCGGCTACCGCTTGATGGGTATCCAAACCCATCAATAGAATTACCACCCGTTAAATCATCCTGAAGTCCTGTTGTACCTGACATGTAATAACTCACATCTGGTCTAGGATCACGTACCGCCTGCGGGTCGTTGACAGGGAACATACCTAGGTGCAACTGCGGATGATCTGGATCCCAGCAGGTCTTACAAACCTTGATCCTCCAAGGTTTGGTCTTCAGGATCTGAGTCCTGAGTTCCTTCAACATGTACCGCTGGTCACACCTATCGCACTGGGCGATCGAGTGTTTGCCGGAGGCGAACTTACTAGGCATTACCTATAGTAGAACATGTTCCGTGGCACGAAGCGGTCAGTAGCCTTCTCACGGTCTTCTTCAGCCGCAAGCTGGAACTGCTGTTCGTAATCGGCCTTAAGAGCCGCCACTCGGTTACCGTCCACGCCTTCGAGCTTCATGCTCAAGTAATAAGCCAACCCAGCAACCATACAAGGAATAAACCTGAACGGGATATCCTGAGTCGTCGTACCGTTACCAGCATCCTGAACACGGCGCATGCGGTAGTACACAAACGTGTACTGATCCCCCGGAGGATTCGGCGTCGGCCATACGTTCACACACGGGAGCTTGTAGCTATAAACCGGAGCGATCGTAAGATGTGGAGCTGCGGTCGTACCAGCCTGACCACGCCATGCGTTGAGGATCTGATTACCCACCACGTTCTGATACGCAATGACCTCGTTGTCGATCTTGATGAACCCAGTCGTAGGCAGGTACAAAACAGAAGCCAGCGTGATCGTCGTATCCGTAGCTGAGATAGGTCCATCCAATGCCGTAGTAGGAATTGTAGGAATAGCCCCAGTTTGCCGGTCTACCCAGAACTGAATCGGTCTACCCGTCGCATTCTTATTAGGAATGGACATGTACGTAGATTCGGAAATCCGCGACACGTTGATGTCGATCTGGTTATTCTGGTAACCATTGAACTGGCGAGTAACGCAGTCAAGAAGGTCGATCGTATCCACAGGCAGAGCGTAGATAGCCTGCCCCGTGTTCATAACAATCTGGCCTTGCTCGATGGTCCACAGATTCAAACCACGATTGGCCCACTCAATAGTGAGCAGGTTCATCGACCTCCGTGATGTACGGAAGTCGTAACCACTACGCAGCTGTTTACCGCAGCGCTCAAACGCCTCTTCGAACAGATCGTTGAGATCGAGATTAAACGATGCGGTACCAGATGTAGACATTA